TAGCTAAGTCCCTGCGAGGGAAACTGAATATCCATTAATGTAGTATTCTATTCTTAGTATTAGTATCTTCTTCAAAGTCATCATCAAAGTCTAGATCACCAGCATAATCAGATATTCTAGATTCTCCTTCCATTAGTTCTTGTAACCGTTCTATATTAGCTCTTAACTTATCCAGTTTTTCATCTTCCGTAGTATCTTTATGTTCTATTTGATCTTGTAGAGCCTCAGCTTTAGCCTTTCTAGATATCATCTTATAGTAAATCATTACTTCAGGAGATAGATCAGCCGATCCAAGTATCTTCTCTTTAGATATTACAAACTTAGTATCATTTGTAAAACTAATCCATCGTTGTAGTCCTGTATGTTCTACAATGTGATCTGGCCTATCATGTACCTGTTGTTTAGTTACAGACATTGGACATTCAACCACTAGAGCATCCTCATACTCTTGTAGTATCTTACAAAGCACATCACTACCGTCAAGTAGTTTTAAAACTTTGTATATATTTTCAGAAGTATCTGTATCAGCATATTCCATATTACTATTTATTCTTATCAAGTTTGACCGGTACGATGTCATAGTCGAATCCTTCAGTTGAGTAGATTTGTATTCTTTCCTGCATATGTTTTAACGTGTAGTTATCTTTATTATTATAACACAAATCATCAGCTATGTCAAAGAGTTCTAGTTCTTGTTTATCTTCAGCAACACGGAGACCACGACCAATAGATTGTAATACTTTGATCTGTGACTTGTATGGTGATGCAAAGATGATTGCGTGTATTCGTTTGATGTTTACACCAGTAGAGAATGTACCGTAAGATGCCACTATCACAGCATTGTCATCATTCTCTACTAACTGTCTTACTTTCTCTCTATCATCTGTAGGTGTTGCCCCATAGATAAGATGTACCGTACGGTTATCACCACAATGGTCTACAATCATATCACACAAAGGTACTAACTGTTTCTCAATGTACTGTGCTAATACAAGAATGTTTCCATCAGTAGCACACACCAGACTACGAATAAACTGATTCCGTTTCATATTCGTAGACAGAAACTCCATCTCTTGTTGATAGGTCTTATCCTTCATCATTCGTTTGTCATTCTTATTGTGTTGTAATACTAACACACGAATATGTAAAGGTGACAGTTGTTTCTTTTCTATCAGTTCAGATGTAGTAGTGACTTGTTCGTGTACAGCAAACAAGCCTTCTAATATTAGACGATGTACTTCTGAACCATCAAGTGTGCCTGTAAGACCAACACGATACTTACAATTGTGTAACTTGGTCATAATACCAGTTAAAGATTTTGCTTTAGCAAGATGTGCCTCGTCAACAATAACAGCACCAAACTGACTAAAGTATCTTTTATCTAGTTTGTAAATAGATTGCCATGTAGAGATTACAACTTCTTTTCGGGTGTACTTATCTGAACCAGCATATAGTTTGTGGCAGTGTTCATCAGGAAACCAACCGTAGTCCGCAAAGTCACTGTACATCTGTTCCACCAATCCTGTTGTTGGAACAATAATAATAATTTTTTTACCAGTAAGTTTTTGCGCATAGTATCTAACTAAAGCATAGATGATAAAAGATTTCCCAGACCCAGTAGGAGAAAGTATAAGACCCCGATTATCACTAATGATTTTATGAATAGCATCTATCTGATAGTCTCTTGCTTTGAATCCTTTTTTCTGTAAAGACCAGACAAACTTTGCTGTAAGACTTCTTTCAAGGTTTCTAATTTCAAAATCTTCTGATAACGAATAGTCGTGTCCGTTTTCCGTGAGAAATCTCTGGACATACGGTAGTAGTCCATAATAGATTTTACCATTACCAGGTGAGAATAATCTGATCCTTCCGTCCCACATTTTACTTCTGACGGATGGCATGAATCGTGCTCCGGGAACTTCAAATGTGAAAAATTCCGATAACTCTCTTGCGATGTCGGGTTCACATTTGATGCGAATATACGCTTCATTAAATTTTTCAATTAGAGCAGTCACAACTAGTCACCGTGAATAAACTTCTTCCATTCAATAGTGTTTCTTATTGTCCAGTTGCGATTATTGATCTCCTTTAGTATTCGTTCTAAGTAGTCTGCTATCTGTTTGGCATACGCCACCTTTTGACTGAGTTGCTGTAACTCAACATCGGCATCAAGATAGATGCCAATGTCAGCTTTTAGAACCTTCAAGTCAAAGGGCTGTTCTTTATATACATCTGGTGGTGCCTTGCCCGTGTAGTATTCCCACTTGGCACGATACAACACCTTATAATCATCTTGCAGTTTTTTATACTGCAAAGAATGTTTCGTGTACAACTTTAGGTACTTGTTGTGTATTTGAGGAGTACGAATAGACTCTAGGTCTAATTCAGTATCATCAATTCTCAAGTCCCGTTCAACATCATTATATAGTTCTTCAATATTCATAATATAGTAAAAGGGTGAAGCAGTTAGAGGTTATTGATTCCTTAAACTATGTATGCTTCCACAATATAGTGAGAAGATTATTAACCTACCCCGTCAATAACTTAACTGCTTCTTTTTATTTATCAAGATTTACTTGCTGCAACATCAAACCAACTAAAGGCAAAAGATGCTTCACAGACCGCATAGTCTGTGTCACTTTCTTGTTGACTATATTCTATGTTGCCCAAACTAACAGGAAAGGCATCATAGATAGTAACATTCGCAATAGGATTGTTTTTACTTGTCAGAATAGTCATCTTGATATCTGTGTACAAGTTTCTATCACTAGAAGATACTACAGCACTTGTCGTGCCATGGTCTGTAGTATCTTCTTTCATACGTCTAATTCTTGTTTGTGTATTGTTACCACGGTCAATATTATCGGGTCTGGGCAATCTGTTAAATTGGTCTTTACCACTAAAGGGGAAACCAATGTTCTTTACCCAGTTATACATTTCCATGTAGTTCTGTAACTGTTCATCAACCATAAATGTCATATTAAAGTTGTCGTATTGCAACTTATCACCAACTACCGCAACATCTACAAAAGGTGTGTACTGAGATGCCTGCCCCATAGTAACACCAGGAATGTTTGCTCTTACCACAAACCATTCTGTTGTGGGAAAGATGGGTAGATAAATCTTAAATTGATTTGACTGTGAATAGTCAAATGTTTCTGGCTGCCGAGAAAGAGCATCAGTAGTACCAGTATCAACCGTACTGGTACTACCTCCGTATTCTCCGACCCTTAGATCAGTTGCTGCCATTATGCAGACCAACCAGTTCCGTCTAGAGCCATCTTAGTACATTCAATAAAAATTGAACCATTAGCAGTTGCGTTTGTTATATGTAAATCACAAGTTACTGCTGTTACACTTGTATGGTCACAGATTAATGCTGGCTGCCCACCAGTAAATCCATAAGTACCATTACCAGTAAACATGAATATCGTGCCCAATGTTCCACCAGTACCTTTAAAGATTAGTTTGAAACCTGCACTTGGACTATCAGTAGTCCAATATAGTTTTGAGATTGCTAGTTTAGAACCTGCAACCCATCCAGACAAGGATGAGTTATCAATGATTATCTGATCCGAGTTGGCCTGATTGTCAATTACAACAATATGTTGTGTACGCCAATCAGTGTCCATTAATTTTTTCGTTACTGTTGCCATTTTATTTTCCTCATTCGTAGAGCGGAAGGTCTAACTCTCGTTGTACAATACCTTCTCTTTAATCACTACTATTTATCAATTCCAGTAGATAAAAAAAGACCCCGCCGAAGCGGGGTCTGGAATAAAGTTGCCTTCATTCTTATTTTTAAGAGCAACTCTCTTACATGAGGTTTGCAATCTGGACACGACGGTAGTAGACGTTGGCGTCAACTGTGCCGGAACCGTTTGTTGCAGCTGAACTTTCTGCGAAAGGATTGACCTGTAGACCATAACGTGTCTTGAAGCCGATCTTTGGCTGGAAGCTGTTCTCGCCGACTGCACGGACCATCTGTAGAGGTACGTATGGGCAGTAGAAGAGGCCTGCATCGTATGGGGAAGTACCTTTGTACCCAACAACATAGTATTGGTTAGCAGAAGCACCAGAAGCACCGTAAGGTACACCCATGTTCATGTAAGGATCAACGTAGACTTTGAAGCGACCATTCAATGTACCAGCGAATGTGTTGCCTGTTGAGTCAACATTGAGGTTGTCAGATAGACCAGATGTGTAGTCCAAGAGACCTGCCATTGTAAGAGCAGAAGCAACGTCAGCAGAACAAAGGATGATGTTACCTTTGCCACGCCGTGTGTCACGAGCAATTACGTTAGCATCACGTTCGATAGAGAACATGAGGCCTTTGAATTTTTCAACTGACCAGCGACCGTTGGAGTCTGTATTAAGATCGAAGATACCAGCGGCAGTTGTGTCGCGAGCGGCACCCTGCTTAGAGTTACGATAGATAGTACGAACTACTTCACGGTTGATTTCAGCAAGGATCTCAGAACTTAGAATGTTAGCAAGTTCTGTCTCAGCGTCTAGACCGTGAATGGCCTTGAGGTCCTGAGCGAGTTCCATTGTGTATTCAGCTTTAAGAGCACGTGACTTTGCAGTTACGGTTGCTTTCTCAATGCTGAATGCCATTTCGGCAAAAGCATTAGCAGCACTGTCGCCTAGGGCTTCAGCAGCGGCTGTGGTCATGCCTGTACCTGTTGAGAAGTTACCAGCACTTAGAGCTTTAAGTACGTCAGAACCTGTATGAGTACCTGTACCAGCAAATTTGGTATCGGCTTCATTGAACAGGGCTTCTGTACCGGCCTGTGATGTGTAACGTGCCTTCATTGCGAAGATAAGACCTGTGGGGCCTGTCATTGGCTGAACGCCGCAGATATCATAAGCAATTAGTGAAGGCATGGCACGACGAACGAGCGAAATTAGGATTGGATCCCAATTGCTGACGCCTGAACCAGTTGCGTTGGTTGGAGCGGCTTCACGAAGGAACTCAGAGTCCTCTCGCATTGCACGCTCTTGGTTTTCCAGGATTACAGTAGTGACTGCCCGACGATAAGGGTCCTTAATCTCGGGAAGATCAGGGTGACCCAATACTGGCTGCCACTTCTCCTGTAGTTGTTCCGTTTGAAACATTTTAGTTTTCTCCCTTTTTGTGTGTAAAACTTTTAAGCTTCCGCTTTCTCACGGAGGTGAGTTCGTGAGATAGCAGACATATAAGAGCCCATTGAGTCGGATAGATCAACTTCTTCTTGTCCTTCTACTGGTGCTGCAGTATCATCACTTGGTTGTGTTGCTTGTGCTTTTGGAAAATATCCTTCCTTGATTGTTTCGACTTTCTCACGAAAATCTTCTTCGCTCATGTATTCGATATTTTCTGTAAGACCAGCAAACTTTTCTACTTCTGTATCTGCAAGATCAGAAGCTACGTCTAGTAGAATGTCAGTCCGTTTTAGATCGGCATTTACTTTGTTCAACTCAATATTGTTTTCCAAAGCTTCGTTCAATTTATCCTCAAGCTCAGCGACCTTCTCAGATGCTGCGTCAAGCATATCGAACTGTTCTTCAGGAACAGAGATGTTGTGCTGTTCAAAGAGACCTTTCAAACCGGTCATAAAGCCTTCTGCGATTTCTGCTTTGAGCTTATGCTCCATAGCAATTTCGTTCTGCTTCATCCATTCTTCTACAACATAGTTGAGATAGTCATCGACTTTCTCAGCCATTTGTTCTTGTGCTTCATCAATTTGAGTTGCGAGTTTGGCTTCGTATTTCTCCTCTAGATGAGTCATTTCTTCTTTGAGTTTCATCCGAATAGCAGCTTCAAAAATTGTTGCAGCCTTCTTCTTAAACTCTTCCTCTAAACCTTCTGTATCGGTTAGAGCATGAACATCATCAGAAAGATCCATAGCAGCGACACGCTCATCAATCGACTCTTCCTCTACCTCAGGTGTCTCAGCAATTACTTCTTCATCTTCATCTTCATCGACCTCTTCCATCTTTGCGGATGCATCGGATGGTTTCGCCTTTGGAGGTGAAGCCTTACCTACTTTCTTAGAAGCTTCTTTGCCTGGATCACTTTTGGCATCGGGAGACACAACAGCCTGGCCCATGTCTTGTACTTCACCGTCTAGCTTATCGCCTTTCTCAGCTGGTGCAGCACCTTTCTTGGGGGCATCGGCATGCATCGTTTCGTCTAGATCCGTATCGCTTTCAAATTCCTCTTCGGCGATCTGCTCTAGCTCGGTATTGATATCTGTCATTGTTAGATAACTCCCTTATTGTGTTAGAATATTAGTTATTTATCATATTTAGATTTTTGACATGAAATCTTCAAACACCTTTACGCGGTTTTCAACCTGAGCAGTGCGTTTTGCGTATTTCACCTTCAATTGTCTTTTATATGCTTCAATATCCATTTCTTTGATTATGCCGTTGTCCCAAACCCACTCCTTGCCTTCCATGATGCCTTCAACGAAAGCATTAGGAGCAGAAGGATCTGCTACGATGTCGGCCGCAGTTGCCAGATAAAAATCATCTTTGACTACCTGCATATCTCGGCGAGGTTCTAGTGAACCCATGCCTCTTGACGAAACGCCAAGTTTGGCACCCTCATCAATAAGATTCTTTACGATTTTTCCATAAGGTGTATCCATAACCTTTGCTTCACCGATAAAGTTTTTACCATCGGGGTGAAGGTTAGTAATCATATGTGATACCCTTTCTAGATTAACAGTTGGACCATCAGGATGTCCCAACTCACCAAAGGCTCGGTTCTGGTTAACATACTCTTTGTTATATCGACCAACCTCTTTCTCTAATACAGACATGGGATACATACGACCGTTACGGTTTTTCATCTCCGCCTGCATGAACACACCTTTGATGCGATAGTTCTTAGGACCGTCATCGGTTTTTTCGATTAGGTATTCAATACTATCAATGTGTTCTGATATTAGTTTCATTTATTATTCCTCTGTTTCCTCTTCGGGAACTTCCTCAGGATCACCTGTGATACCAGTGTCTACTGGTTCATCTGTAACCTCTGGAGTAACATCGTCAAATGTTGTACGAGCAACATCCATACGAGCAGCATCCCAAGCATCTGTCTGTTTTGCTGCCATAACATCGTTGAAAATGTCGTTAGCTTTGTTTAGATCACCGTTTGCAACAGCACCAATCATGTCTTTACTGTTTGCCATAATAATATCTCCTTATAGTTTTCTAATATTTATTATTAGTAAAATTTATGCAGCCTCGTCCTCGGGTTCATCGTCATCTTCATAATCAGGTTCTTGTTCAACACCCCGACTTGGATCACCAAACCCACCTTCTGGACCACCCATATCTCTACCAGCTTCTGGGTCAACTTGACCGCTATTTTTCTCATCTTCAATCTGTTTATCAATTCGTGACATTTCTTCTTGGGTTTGTTTAAGAATATTTTTTCTCACCCATTCGATAGAATAATATGTACCAACATACTCCGTGACTGCATTTAACTGATTGATTCGTGACTCTAGAAGTTCTGCATCTTTTAGTTCAAAGAAATGATTGTCATCATTGAAATCAAAGATGATATCTTCTTTCATATCTTCCCAATCTTCAGCAGTCATAATACCTTTCAGTACGCACTGAGTCTTGAGTAAGTCTTGGAACAATAGAGAAAATCTTTTTCGTAGTCTCTGAATAAACTTAGTGAACTTTATCTCGTCC